AAATAGACCTAATTCACTTTTTCTAGATGTTGATTTTGCCGATAGCCAAATTTCACCTATAAATCAACAAGCAATATTATCTGGTTCGGCTACTCCTGCTGTTATACAAGATTCATATTATTCTTCAAATTGGTGGGCAAGTTCAAGATACAACGGGCGGCAACTTTCTAATCAAAAATATAATGTTTGGTCAAAAGGAGATTTTACTCCGGACAAAGTATCAAATGTACAAAATTTAAAAACGTATTTTGTAAGATTTAATTGGCTAGCAGGAACTTCTCCTGAATGGGGTAATAATTTTAAAGGAAAAACAAATGTTAGCATCAAATATATTATTGATGAAAATGGAAATGAAATTCCTCCTATATTTGATGAAAATGATATTAATTTATCTATTATCCAATCTGCTTTTGGAGGATATTATAATCCGGGAGGAATTAATCCTACAGCTAACGCCACTTTACTTTTATCCAATCCGGATTCATTTGGTGTTAATTTAGACGCAGTAAACTATACAATACCCATATTTAGAGCAGGTCAAAGAATTAGACCAATAGCATACACTCAAACCGCAAGCTATGATAGTAATGGTAATGTTATAGGATTTGGTTATACAGGATCTATAAATTTTGTACAAGGTGACACTCCCAATGATCCAGGTGGATCTGCAAACGATTATAGATTATTAGCATTCGCAAACGATGGATTAAATCTTATTAATGAAAATGTACTTAACCCCTCTTTACTATATGAAGCACTTATTAAATGGAATCCTCCGATTCAATTAGGAGCTTCTGCTAGTTTTGCTACTTCTTCAGGGCTTATTAATCCACCTACAGGTTCAATATATAAACCTACAGGATCATTAGGCCAATTATCTGAATCTGGGTATATATTAAATGTAAAAGTATATATAGATGCTGAATCTAATATAGTAAATTCATATAATACCGCATTTCAGGGTTATAGCCCAATTAAATTAAACTTTTTTCTTCAAAAAGATTCAGGAACGGGGTACAGGGATGTATCAACCCAATACTTAGATTTTCCTGTTAATACTCCAAGCCAAAAAAATATTGCTTTTAATTATATAGATTATGCTTCTACTACTTCTTCACTATATAGAGTAAAAGTTACAACATCATGGAATACAAACAGCAGTATAGATGGAGCTATAAATATAAAACCTACTAGTTATTTTCAAGTTACTCAATACCCTGCTCCTAATACAGGCCCTGTAACTCGATTTTGGATGACAGGATCAAATCCTAATTTATTATTTGCTAAAAATGGGGATATTAATAATTTCGGTTTAAACGATGTTTGGGGGCAAAAACAACAAAATATTAATAATAGCGGGTTTGATCCTATAGTATACGATTTTGAGCCTCAAGCCGGGGATGAAATTAGATTTGAAGGAGTTGAGCAACAAGCATATATAATTACTCAAGTATCACAATCTGTAACCCAATCAAATTCAGGAATATACAATGCTTTAACTCTTGTATTAGACAGACAGATATCCAATAAAATCAATACAGACTATTTTCTTATAAGAAGATATACACCAGACCCAGGAAACATAATATTAGATATCAGTAAACCCGCAGGCCAAACTAGCGATGGAATATTGATACCTGAATTTTTAGGGAAAAAAGCAACAGAAACTAAAGAAAAAATTATATCTTTACTTAGAACATAATCATAAAATTAAAAATATACATATTTATAATAAAAACAATATAAACAAATGGGATACCTAGACAACTCAGTAGTAACTGTAGACGCCATTTTAACAAATAAGGGCCGTCAATTATTAGCACAAGGAAATTTTAATATAACACAATTTGCTTTGGCAGACGATGAAATAGATTATACATTATATAATCCTACTAACCCTTCAGGATCTGCTTATTATGGTCAAGCAATTGAAAACATGCCTTTACTTGAAGCTTTTCCTCAGGAAACTCAAATGATGAAATACAAGCTAGTTACATTACCTAGAGGAACAGCAAGATTACCTATCCTTGATTTAGGTTATACAGCTATTGTAATTAAACAAGGTGCTTCACTCGCTATTACCCCAGAAACATTGAACTATTTAGGTGGCAATACATTTGAAACTAGTGGCTATACAGCTACTATTTCAGATGTTAGATTATTTGGTACATTTGAGGGTGTAGGTATTAATACCCCACAAGCTCAAGCTCTCAACCAAACTACAACTTTAGGAACCTCAGTATCTAAAACAGTTGTTGGAACTACAATTAACCTAAGAGCAACTACAATTAATACACTCTTTGGTACAAACACACAATTAACTGCTACCTTAACTGTAGAAGGTAGAGATAGTGGAGCCCGTATAACCATCCCAGTAACAGTAACAAAAATATCCTAAAATATGCCAACATTTTATAGACTAGACCCTTCAGATTTTGTAATAAGTGCAGATGCAATATCTGCTACTTTATGGTCAACCCAAGCAGCACAATTAACAACATTTTTTACATCATCTCAACAAGAAGCTGGTTCTTCGGGTGATTATTATTTATGTGTTTACCAAACCGAATCAACTTTAGCAAACGCTGCTGTACAATTTGATATAGCCTATGGTAATGCTCTTGGTAGTGGTAGTTTAGTATATAATAGTGCTATAAATGGTTTATCTCCAACTGCTACTATTTTTGGACAATATCAAGATTTAATATTAGGAGATGAAAATACAAACTTTACTTTTGGTGCAATTACATCGTCCGAATTTTATGCAATATCATTTGAAAGAGCAAGATATAAAAATGCTCTTCTTTTAGGTTCATTAACACTACAAATTAAAGGTCCAATAGCTGCTTCTGGCTCTGTTACATTAACAGATAATAGTAATTATGTTTCAACAGTAACATTTACTGAAGCAGGTAGAGTATTTCAGCTAATTTCAGGATCAAAGGGAGACGCAAATACTAGTCTCGAAGCTAATGGATACACAACAACTTCAGGATCATACGGATGGTTACTTCCAGATATTGGAACTATACTATTAAATCCTAAAGCACTATCTGCCCCAACATCAAGTGGTGGGATTGGATTTGTATACAGTGGTTCCGCTTCCGGATCAGTTGTACCTAACGTATCTCCAATGACTACCCTATATCAGGCAATAAGTGGTTCTGCTAATTTTCAAATTAATTCCCTAGAAAATATAACCTCAGATTATATTTTTGTAAGAGCAAGAAGTTCAGAATTCAATTACTCTGAAAATCCATCATTTATTTCAGGATCCACAGGTGAAGTATTATATAACCAATTCATAAATAATCCGCAAACATATATTACAACAGTAGGTTTATATAACGATGTTAATGAATTATTAGCAGTAGCTAAATTATCTAGACCATTGCCTAAAGATTTTACATCAGAAGCCTTAGTTCGTATTAAGTTAGATTTCTAAAATGAATGGGCGCCTACAAACAATTTTTAACGTCTGATATAATTATTACTCCTTTTGAAGTAAACAAATCGTTTACTTTTCAAGGAGCCGCTGCTTTAACAGCATCTATTGTTTCTATAGATAGATTTTTAGGGCTTAACACAAGTTCTCTATTTAGCCCCTCTACTGACCCTAAAACAGGACAAGTATCAGGCTCAACCCAATACCAGCGTTTAATATATAATTCAATTAAAGAATTATATTATTCAAACTATCTAAGTTCAAGTTTAGGAGGTAGTTCAAGTTATGGGGATCCAGCAAACGTTGGTTTTATAGTACCCGGGTCAAATGGAACAGGAAATGTTTTAGTAGGATCAACATCTTCAACAGGTAGATATTTTAATTATAAACAAACAGATTTAACATTTGCTAAATACTTTCCAACAGCATCTGACTCTACTATTGGAGTAATATCTATACCTTCTCGTTTGTTTGGAAATTATATTCAACCAAACTCATTTATATGGAAATCAAGCAGCTTTACTATCACAGACGATGGAGAAGGTAATCTAATATCAGGATCAACAATATACGGAAATATATTTTACTATCAGGGGTTAGCAATCATAACAAGCGGATCATTAGCAGATATACTTAATTTTGTAACCTCATCTGCTGTTACTTGTTCATTTTCTTCTTCACTTACAATATACGAAACACAATATAAATGTACTATTAGATCAAACGAGTTTAATGCTACTTTAAATCCGTCAGCTGAGGTAAGTGGTTCAATGCTTTCATACAGTGGGAGCTATTTCTATCAACCAAATGGGGGTGTTCCTACTGATAATGTAACTGGATCATATTTTGCCCCATATGTATCAACAGTAGGTTTATACGATGAAGATCAAAATCTATTAGCTGTAGGTAAGCTTGCTCAACCGCTTCCTACCTCAGCAACAACAGACATAACAATATTAATAAATTTAGATAGATAAATATGGCAAATGAACTAAGTAAAGCAGGAATAAGTAATAGTTTAACTGTTGAAGCATGGCATGTATCTCAATCTGTAGATGCTTTTACAGGAGTATCAGCTTATGATATCACTATTAGTGGAAGTTTAGTAGTTACCGGTTCTACTAGTATTATAGGAGCCATAACTTCCTCAGGTGCCATTAGTTCCTCAGCAGGTTTATTAGGCACAACTTTAATAACATCAGGAGCCATAACTGCCTCAGGCGCCATTAGTTCCTCAGCAGGTCTATTAGGTACAACTTTGTTAACAGGTGCCATTACTGCTTCTGTTATTTCTGCTTCAAGTGGTATAACGGCTTCACAATATTCGGGTATCCCCACATTTACATATAATGATAATACTTTCCAAGGTGTTAATATTATAAATACTTCTAATACTTCTAATGCATTAAACGGAATAACAATATATTCAGCATCAAACTCATCGGTTGGTCAATTTAATTACATAAATCCAGTTTTTGCAAACAGCGCATTAAGAGATACAGTTTTATTTAATACTGTGGGTGATAGAAAACTTGGCTTTATAGCAAACACTAGTACAACCGCAGGGGAAAATTCAGATTTATATTTTCAAGCAGGTTCTACTACAGCAGGACGAATAATTTACATATCAGGACAAGCTGGTGCTATGGGGATAGGTATGGGAGCTAGTACTCCAACATCAACTAACAGATTACAAATCCGTGGGCAAAATATAACCTCCGCAACAACCGCACTTAGGGTAGAAAACTCCGCATCAACTGCAAGACTTACAATATTAGATGACGGTACATCAGCATTTAACACCAACCACCTTTATGTAAGTGGTAGTGGTAATGTAGGTATAGGCACAACATCCCCATCCTCATCGTTACATATAGACGGGTCTTCAGTTAGATTAACATTAACCCCCCAAACTTCTCCTCTAACCCCCGGAGCTCCTGCTGGTTCACTTGCTACTAGTGGAAGTACGGGCACTATGAAACTTTATATATCCGATGGTACTAGTTGGCTGCCAGTAGGCCCCTAATAAAATTTAAGTTATGTGGTTATACAATAATAAAGTTATAGAAACATTAGACGATTTTCCTCCCAACATATACGGGTTTATATACATAACTACTCATATACCCAGCGGGATATCGTACATTGGTAAGAAAGTACTGTATCACAATGTAAAACGCAAGTTAACACGCAAAGAACTAGCCGAACACCAAGGTGCAGGTCGTAAACCAACCCATCAAGTAGTTCAAAAGGAAAGCGATTG